GGGTCTCCTCCCGCTGCCCCCGCTCTGGAAAACATAGAAACTGATAGATGGTCAGTGTTCCGGGTTTACGCATCTACGCGCATCACAAGAATGGCAGACGTCTTCGGCGGGTAAATGCCCATTCGCGATCTCGAAGGAGATACGATGAGCTAGCTTGGTATTTCCACCGTCTCGGAATGCACCATACCCACTCGCGAAAAGCGCGCCGGTCCACAGCCAGCATTCATCGCGAGCGCGGCGATCTACATGAGGCCAGAAGCGATCCTCTATTAGGCGAGGCTTGGGGCCGGACTTCATCTTACGAAGCCTTTATGCTGACGGTCTGGCCGCCGTTGTTCAGGGAGGCGCCGGGGACGACGCGGCCACCCTTCAGCGCGTCCAGCACCGCCTTGCGGTCGAGCTTCGGTGGGGACGGCACCCAAAACTCGGATGGAATCTCTGAGGCGTCCTCCTCGATGAGCTTTGGCGGCACGGGGCGCAGCGACACGGTGCCGGCCGGCGTCTCGATGCTCGGCCGTCCCGCGATCTCAAGCGTCTTGACCAGCAAAGAGCGCTTGTGCCCGGCGCGGTCGGTGAACCGCTTGAGGCGGGCCTCCAGGCCTTCGCGATAGTCCTTCAGGCCGGCAGCCAGGGACTCGTCCTCGGCGATGCTCGCGACGAGCTTGCCGACGAGCCGGTCGAGATCGATTTCGCCCTCCATGCTGTCTCGGATGAAGTCCTCGTCGCCGCCGGCCAAATCGGAAAGCTGGTCGCGGAGTACCTGGGCTGCTTCCAGTTCGAGGGCGGCATTGCGGACGAGGCCGAACGCACGCTTGGGCTTTGCCTTGTGGGTAGTCGCGCCTTCGTCAGCGGTGATCTGCGGCTGCGCGGCGCTCATGACCAGACGCTCGCCAGGAACAGCGCGGTCACGACGAGGGCGATGATCAGGCCAGGCCCAAAAGCCATGAGCGTCAGGTTGGTAAGGTCGCGCGGACTGCGGTTGTCGTTGCAGGGGCGGATGGGAATGCTGCGGGCGCTCATTGGTCGGACTCGGGGCTGCGAGGGTTGCGATGATCCCGCTCGTCACGCTGGAAGGCGTCGTAGAGCGAGGTGAGGACGATGCCGGTGAGGCTGCCGAGGGCGGCCACGATGAGGAGGAGCGCGACAGCCATGGCGGTGGTCTCGTCAGGCTGCGGCTGGACTGACGACCGCCGGCAGGATCGACGAGACTGACGATCCCCGGCCCTGAGCCTCGGCGGCATCGACCCGACGCATTGCGGTGAGGAGCGGGCTGGCCGGTCGGATGCCGGCGGCGATGTCGTTCTCGGCAAGCCGATCGCGGAGGGCGAGTACCAGCGAAGCGACCGAGCCGTTGGCGGCTCCGGGGGTGCGCAGGGCCTCGGCGAACATCGTCCGAACGTCCTGGACGGTGCCCTCGAAGGTGGCGCGAAGCCCCTCGATCTCACGGCCCGCGTGGTGGTCGTCGAAGTCCCTGCTCGTCGCACCCTCGAAGGCGAGCTTGCGGACGGCCTCCATCAGACGGTGGGCGGCAACGGTCAGAACGTGGACCTGAAAGGCGAGGTCGTCAGCGGTCAGGCTTGGGTCGGCACTGCGAAACGGCGCGGGCATGGCGGCCTCAATCGTCGAATGGGGAAGGATTTGCGCCGTCAGCCCCGGCGCGTGGGCGAAGGCCGCTCAAGCGGCGCGACGGCGATCCAGGCAGTCGGACGGTCCGAGCCGGTGTTCCTCGTGATCGAGGTAAGCGAGCCGGTCGGCTTCGACCCAAGCCATGGGCTGGGGAATGCCGTGCTGGGAAAAGGCGGCGTCGAGGCTCGTTGGCAACTCGATGGCGGCGGCTTCGACGTAGGCGGCTACGTCCTTGAGGATCGACGCGGTGACGTTGGAAATCCGCTCGTCACCATCCGTCAGATCGGCCGCATAGACCGCCGTCAGGACGTGGCGGTTCAACTGATCGGTGCTGAGATACTTGACCACGGCCTCAGCGGTGTCGCCAACGCGGGTCTCGGAGAGGATCTGCTCGTCTTCCGATCCACAGCGGGGGATCGTGAAGCGGATGATGTGGGTGAGAGACATTTGCTGATCCATCTGCCGGGGCCGATGGATCGAATATATTCGCATACGAATTAGAATGGCAAGAAGAAAATTCGCTCTCGCATATTATTTGAGATAGCGAGCGGCCCGGTCGAGAACGAAGCTGGCTACCACGACCCCGGTTATACGAACTTCTTCAATGTCATCGGGCTGCTTTGATCCGACTCGTACCGGCGTCTGATGCCTCGGGTCGTTCGACCTGGGCCAAAGTACGAGCTCACCTTCCGAGTCCAATCCAAGCTCTTTCAGTGTCACCTCGAAAAGCTGCCGATTGTCTCGGCGTTCGACAATGACACGGTCGCCAGGACCAGGCCGTATCCTGTTTTTGATAACTGGAACGGCAAAAACGACACTTCCATCGGGATATATATTATTCATAGAATTTCCGCGGACTAGAAAGCCCTGAATGTCCAAGTCGGGCCACTCTTTTGGAGTTGGTATTTGGACTTGAAAGTGTTGGAATGAGTCCCATTCAACGGCCTCGACCCACTCACCTGCTTGGACGCTTCCAGAAATAGTAACGGTTATACCGAAATCCGACCTTCTAAAATCGTGATCATCGTCCTCAAGCAGGTCGCCGATTTCAATTCCGCTGATTTCCGACAAATTTAGCAGCGACTGGGTATCGGGAGACTGCGTCCCACTCTCCCATTTCGATACCGTCGATTGCGTGACGCCCATCCGCTTAGCGAACGTAGCTTGGTTCTCCGCCAAGCGCTTGCGAATTTCTCGAATGGTTCTGCTGATCTCGGCCATGTGAATTCGCATACCGAAGAGCGAGCCTCCAACCAAATTCGAATGCGAATAAAATTCTTGCGCGCTAATTCGCATTCGCATATATTCGCGACATGAAGCCGCTCGCGCACATTCGTAAGAACGTCCTCGACCTGTCGCAGGCAGAGTTTGCCCGGATCGCAGGCGTCTCTCAGGGGACGGTGTCCCGCTGGGAAAAGGGGGAGTTGTCGCCAAGTCTTCCTGAGCTTTTACTCATTCGCGCCGCGGCAAAAGCCCGGTCTCCCAACTGGGATGATTGCTGGCTGTTCGACGCCCCTTCTCAGCAAGACATGAGCGCTCACGCATGAGTGCCTCTTCGAACGAAGAATTTCTGAGCGCTGCTGATCTTACGAAGATCATCTCCCGCGAGGCGCAATCCGCCCGCGAACAAAACCTCTTCGGCCCTGACACTTCGGTGCGGGAACAAAAGACGGCCCGTGCCGGAGCAACGGGCCGTGAGGATTTTGCAATGTTGGATATAGCACAGCCCCGCTTGCGGGCGAAGGAAATTACACACGGCATCGGCGACGACGCTGTTGTGACGGACCTGTCTGCTCTCCTGCTCGACAAATCGGCAAGCCTTCAGTCTGACGCCGAGGCCCGGTCTGGCTACCGGCACGTCGGCCGCATTGAGATGTCGATCACCGAGTGGTCGTCCGTTGCCGATAACCCACGCCAGCGCGACACCGAGCTTCATGCTCGCAAGGCAAAGCACCTCAAAGAATACGATCCGATCCATCGCTTCGTCAGCATGGCGGTTCTTCCCGATGGCCGGCGGATCAAGCTCGACGGCCACACACGCGTCTTCCTGTGGTCGCGCGGCGAAGCTCTCGGACCGCAGACCGTTTTCGTCGAGGTCTACTCCTGCCGCGACGCGGCTTCTGCTGAGGCTCTGTACTCGAAGTTCGACAGCCAGGCCGCCGTCGAGACCGGTGCAGATAAGGTGGCCGGCGCCGCACGCAGGCATGGTCTTGAGTTTAAGACCGGAATGCTTCGGGCCGGTCGATATGGTTCGGCCGTCAAGCGGCTTTACGCATACTCGACGAAGACCTGGAACGCCTCGTGGCAGGACCATGACTTCGTCTATGACGCGGTCGGCCACTACGCGAAGGAACTTCGACTCCTTGACCTGACGGAGCCTTCGCCGAGCCAGTTCCCCTCCGGCATCGTCATGGCTGCCCTCGCCACCATGAAGCGCCGCGGGGAAGCCGCCCTTCCGTTCTGGAAGGAATACGCTGTTGGGGGCGGTACGAAGGTTGGGTCTACGATGGACGGTGTCCAGGCGTTGATCGACGCTGTCGTCAAGGCAAAGCAGGCAGCCAGAGGGAAGGGTTCGGACGGCGGGGCCGGGCAGCAGCTTGCGTTGCTCGGCAAGGGCATCCTCACCTTCGAGGCCAAACGCGCGAGCCAGCCGTACAAGGTCGGCAAGCATGGCGGCGTTCGCTCGATGGATGAGGACGTGCTGCTCCAATACCTCCGTTACACGGCGGGGGCTTAAGCCATGAGCGACGCCCTGACAGTCCCGGCGGGCGACCGTCTTGAAGAGATTGCTGTCGAGATCGAGACGATCCAGGGCGTCGCTTTGCTCAAGATTGGCGAGCGATTGTCTGAGGCTCGCGATATCTTCAAATACGACAGAAACGAGGGGGGCTTTACGGGATGGATTGACGCCCGTCTCAAGTTCGGATCGTCGACTGCTTATAAGCTGATCGACGTGTTTACTGCTTTCGGCAACGAAAGTTTCCACAAAATGGAAACATTGCCCAAGTCGGTTCTCTACGCCCTCGCTGCCCCATCGACGCCCGAGCCCGTTCGTGAGGAAGCCATACGGCGCGTTGAGGCTGGCCAGCCGGTGGACCTTGATCTGGTTGCCGACCTTAAGCGCCAGCTTCTCGACGCCAAGCAACTCGCGAAAGACGCGAAGCGGGATGAGAAGGTCCAGAAGGACCTTGCTCGGCAGGCGCAGGAGGACCGCGCCAAGATGCTTCGCGACTACGAATGGGCGAAGTCTGAAGTCGAGACCAAGGCTCGTGAGATCGAGCGGCTGAAGCAGGATGGCGTAATTCATGTCTATCCTGCTGAGCCTAAGCCTGTTGCTGAGATAAAGGCTGCCCCGGTTTCTCCGAAACCCGGATCGTGCCTTCCGGCGATGGCGGCGATCATCGCGGACGGGTGCCGCCGCGACGTCGCTGAGCTTGTCGCGATGGCCCGCGAGGAGGGACTCTTTAGTCTGGCGGCTGAATTAGAGGCGCTCGTCTCCTCAGAAGCGAGCGCTGCCTGATGATCGCCTACGCCGCCTTGTTCGGGTCGACCTGTCGCGTCTCCGCATGCGCGCACCGCGTGCATGCCAACGAGTGCTGCTGCAGGCCCATATCGCCGAAGGTTGGATCGGCCGTCACAGCCGTTGTCCGCATCGGTGCTTGGCAGATCGGGCAGGCCGGGCCGGCGACCGCAGCCGGCTTCGCCTCTAGCGCCGCAACCCGGTCCTCCAGTTCCTTCAACCGCTTCGGGAGGCCCATCACGGCCTTCCAGCCCGGCACTTGATCGAGGACCTTCAGGATGTCCGAAACCGATACGCCAATCATTTCGCGCCCTCACGTCTTGGCCAGGGATGCCCAGGGCGTCACCGCGTGGCGCCCCGTCCTGACAACCCTAAGTGTGCATGGCGTTGTGACGGACCACAACGCCCGGCACATCGTCGTGCGTGAGGACGGGATCGAGCGATACCGCTTTCGCCTCGACGCCGAGCTTGCTGCCCACATCGCTAGCCTCCTCGTGTCGGGCGATCCTGCGGCTGCAGAACAGTTGCGGGGCGCAGCATGAGCGCCCCCGACATCAAGACCTCCTACGATCGCGAGATCGTCCGCTTGGTCGCTGAGGGATTTGGTGCGAGCCAGATTTCCCGTCAGATCGGCAGGCACTACGAGGCCGTCCTCGGGCGGCTTCGGGCCCTTCGCCTTGATGCGCAGGCTCACAAGAACACGCAGGCGCAGCGTGCGGCTCGCCGCCCTGTGGTCGCCCGCCGTGGCTACCGTTTTCGCCGTGGCGCCCTTGCTGCCGCTATTGTCGGCAGCCCGCGCTTCGACACCGCCGCGTCCGACCTCGCGCGTCGCCTCAAGCGCGAGCGGGCCGTACTGGATGCGGTCGACTTCGACCCTTCGCACCTCATCGCTTGCTTCCATGCGGCTGGCCTGACCCTCGACGACATCGAGGAGTGCGTCGGGGTCTCCCCGGCGATGGCCGCATCCGCAATCCGTCGCGCTCATCAAATCGACCTGTCGTGATGGGCGCCGTCGGTAGCCGCCCGGTCGGCATCTATGTTCAGCATTGCCGGCCGGGCGCTCATGCATGCAGCCTGACCACATTGGGCGCGCTGTCCGCCTCGCGGGCGACCACCCCGCAGGCCGCCTGGGCAGCCCCGAGCAGGTCCGGATACGCCCGGACCAACCGTGCCATCCGCGCTTCGGTGAAGGCCAGCAGCGCGTCCTTCGCTGCCGGGTCTCTCTGCAACTCCCTTTCGGTCAACCACGCCATGGCGGTGTGGATCGCCAGGAGGGTGGCCGCACCGTTCGTGTCTTCGCCTTCGGCCATTCGTCGTCCTTCCGTTTCTGACTGCCCGCGCGCCCGCCTCTGCCGCCAAGCCCGTGGCGGTCGCGCGTCTGTTTCGAGTGCTGCGTATCCCTGCAACCCCCACCGCCGTGAACCCTCGCTCCCTGCGTGTGAGATCAGTTCTCACACGGGGACGTGGAAGCAATGCTTCACCGGCGGTGCACAAAATCTACAGAGGATCGTCGCCCCATGAGCGCGGTTTCGCTCTGCAAAGGCTACGCGCGTCGGCTCGTTGACGCCGAGGTCAGGAAGACCGGGAGGCCGGTGAAGGACTGCATCGGCGCCGTCGCGCGCCGGCTGCGCGAGCCCCATGGTTCAATCCTGGCGCTGCTCTATCGTGAACCGAAGGACGTGCGCTCGCGCCTCGCCGCGGTGCTTGCTGAGGAAGTCGAGCGCACCGTCCGCGCTGAAATCGCGGGGCTGGAAAATGAGCTTTTGGCAGTCCGTCACGGCGTTGTTCGTCGCGATGCGAGAGAGATGGCGGAGATCGAGGCGGGCATCCAGGGACTGAAGGCCCGCCTGCGTCCGTCCGCCCAACGCGGAGGCGCAGCATGACCGAGCACGACCCCATCGACCACGGCCACTACGGCGACGTGATCCGCCACCTGCGCCTCGGCGAGACCCGCACCCCGACCCACGTTATCGTCCGTCCGGTCGAGGCCTATCGCATCGTCGCCACCGACATGCTCGCCGATGGCCTCATCACCGTCATCCAGGACGGCGAGGTCGTCACGGCCGACGTGCCGCGCGGATTCTTCTGGGTCTCCACGCCGATCCCCGGTGACTACCTGACGGTCGATCCAGATGGGACGGTCGGCCATCGCGCCAAGGCGCTGTTCGAGGCCGAGGCCCAGCCCACCGGCAGTCGCGGCGCGCAACTCAATCCCGGCCAGCAGATCTCCAGCGTCCACGACGTCCGACCTTCCGGCACCGCCCTCGTCGTCAACGCCGATGGCGACACGAAGGTGATCCTGGTCCCGGCTGCCGGCCTGCCGATGGTCCCGCGCTTTCAAATGGCCGACGCCGTCTGAGCTTCACCGCCGGCGGGCGGACCCCGTCGCTCATTCAATCACGGAGATCATCCCCATGACTCAACCCGGCCCCACCGTGTCGTTCGGAGGCGAGCAGATCGAGGTCGGCAGCCTTGAGATCGGCGAAGCCTATCGCGCACCGCTCGACGAAATCCTGATGATGACCACGGGCATCGTGGTTGCCTACCTCGGGAGCAATCACGTCACGATCTCGGATCTGCCGACCCTGATCCGGACCGTCTACCGCGGCCTGAGCAGCGTCGCGGATATCCCCGCGCATCCGGCAGAAGCCGCACCCCTCGCACCGGCCGTGCCGATCAAGAAGTCGATCACGCCCGACTATCTCGTCTGCCTGGAAGACGGGAAGCGATTCAAGTCGCTGAAGCGCCACCTGCGCGCGCAGTACGACATGAGCCCCGATCAGTATCGCGCCAAGTGGAACCTGCCGGAAGACTACCCGATGGTCGCCCCGAACTACTCGGTCGCACGCTCCAAAATCGCGAAGACCTTGGGCCTCGGCCAGCCGCGCCGGAAGTCGCCCGCCGAACCCATGCAGGCCGCCGCCTGACTCACCCCTGAAACACGAAACGCCCGGGCCTCATCCGCAAAGCGAGGCACCGGGCGTCAGGTCAACCCTTGGAAAGCTGACAGGACTCATCATGACCACACACTCCGCCGCCGCACAAGCACCTGCCGTCGACGCCTCGTCGGTCGCCGCTGACCAGCTCAAGAGTATCGTGGAGCGCATCGAAACTCTGGAGAGCGAGAAAGCCGGCATCACGGAGGACATCAAGGGCGTCTACGCCGAGGCGAAGGGTTCTGGATACGACGGAAAAGCCATTCGTCAGATCGTTCGCTTGCGGAAGCAAGACCATGCGGAGCGCCAAGAGGCTGACGCCATCTTAGATCTCTACATGAACGCGCTGGGCATGGTCTGAGCGCCATGGAGACCGCACCCCCCTCATCACAGCGCCGTAGCGCGCGACAGACGGCGATCTATCGTCGCCCCGACCAGCGCCCTTGCTACACGCAGCGGCCTATCGTCGGCTCGGTCACGGTCGAGTTCCCGATACCGCCGAGCGCGAACAAGCTCTACGCGAACCGGGGCACGCAGGGTCGGATCAAGACGACGGCCTATCGGGCATGGCGCAACAGCGCCGTGCTCATGGCGAGCGTGAAGCGCCCTGGCCGCATCTCCGGCCCGTGCGATGTCGTGATCCATCTCCCGCCGTTCCAGGGCGATACCGACAACCGCATCAAGCCGTGTCTCGATGCGGCGAAGGAGCTCGGTGTCATCGCCGACGACGGCAAGGCGTACGTGCGCAACGTCAGCGCGATCCGTGAGCCAGCCGGGACCAGCGTCCGCATGGTCTTCACCATGGTCGCCATCGACGAGGCCACCCGCGCCGAGGTCGAGGTACGGGCCATAGAGCACCAGCGTCACGACTACATCGCGTCTGCGATGAACCTGACCGAAGCCCAGGTCGCCGCTGTGCTCGCGGGGGCCCGGCCATGAATGCGCATCGGACCGTTCGACCCTCCGATCTCTCAGAAGAGATCAAACTGAAGATCGCCGACCAGTGGAGGGAGGGCCACCACTCCGCAGAGATCGCGATCGTCCTCAAGCTGCGCGAGCGCGCCGTCTGCAAGGTTCTCGCCGAGCAGCAAGACGCTCGTCACGCGGTTCGTCAGCGGGAGGCGCGCAGCGCATGAGCGTCGAAACCTTCCTGAATGGCCGTGTGACCCTTCACGCTGGCGACTGCCTCGACCGCATCAAAGACATCGCCGACGCGTCGATCGACAGCGTCGTGACCGATCCTCCGTACGCGCTCGTCTCCATCACGAAGCGCTTCGGCAAACCGGGATCAGCGCCATGCGTCGTGCCAGAAGGCCGGTCAGGCGCCTACGCGCGGGCCTCTGCCGGCTTCATGGGCAAGGCCTGGGATGTGGGCGACCGCGCCTTCGCCGTCGAGTTCTGGGCCGAGGTCTATCGCGTCTTGAAACCGGGCGGGCACGTGCTTGCCTTCGGCGGTACGCGGACCGTTCACCGGCTTGTCTCTGCGATCGAGGACGCTGGGTTCGAGATCCGGGACCAAGTTGGATGGGCGTTTGGCTCAGGATTTCCGAAATCGCACGACGCCGGCAACGGCTGGGGCACCGCGCTCAAGCCGGCGTGGGAGCCGATCACAATGGCGCGGAAGCCAATCGTTGGCACGGTGCGGGAGAATATGCTGGCTCATGGGGTCGGTGCGCTCAACGTAGACGCATGTCGCATTCCGTTCGCCGATTCAGGCGACCGCGCCAAATCTGAGGGAAAGAATAGGCACGCTGATTTTGGGTCCGGAGCGCGTGAGAACGCAGTTTACGGTGCTGACAATCGCACTCGCGCAGATGCTGGAAACTGGGCGCCCACAGGGCGCTGGCCCGCCAACATTTTGCATGATGGCTCAAAGGAAGTCGTCGCTGCTTTTCCAGCGCATGCCGGGGGTGGGGACGGTCGCGGTTTTAGCAAGGGAACTCGCCCGGGTGGGTTCGGCGATGTGGGCGCAAGCTTGGGGGACGGCAAGCCCTGCGCTGCGGTCTACGCAGATGCAGGGTCTGCATCACGATTCTTCTATAGCGCCAAGGCCGATAGCGACGACCGGATCGGGTCAAAGCACCCGACCGTGAAGCCGGTCGACCTCATGCGCTACCTCGTCCGCTTGGTGACGCCGCCAGGCGGCACGGTGCTTGATCCGTTCGCCGGCACTGGCACGACAGGCGAGGCCGCCTACCGCGAGGGCTTCAGCGCGATCCTGATTGAACGCGAAGATGAGTACCGCGCCGACATCGCTCGTCGCATGGGCCTGATCCTGGCCGGACCGGACGAGCGACGGCGCGCCATCATCAAAGCGAAGGGAAGCCCGGACGACTTCACGGGAACGCTGTTCGCGACGCCGGAGGCTGCAGAATGAGACTGGTCATCATCGAGTCTCCGTATGCCGGCGATACGGCCCGGAATGTCGCTTACGCCAAAGCCGCCATGCGCGACTGCCTCGAGCGTGGAGAAGCGCCCTATGCCTCGCACCTCCTGTTCACGCAGGCCGGCATCCTCGACGACACCAACCCGGCCCAGCGTGCTCTTGGCATTGAGGCTGGTCTCGCCTGGGGCGCTAAGGCAGACGCCACGGTGGTCTATCGCGATCTCGGCGTCACCGCCGGCATGCAGGAGGGGATCAGCCGCGCCCTAAGCGAAGGCCGGAAGGTCGAGTATCGCGAGATCCGCGCGTGGGCTGGCCGTGGGTCATCTCAGTCATGAGCGAGCGAGGTGTCTTCGCCGTAGACCGTGGCATCTGGTCGGACCCTGATTTTGCCGATGAGGCGTTCAGCGAGCGCGAGGCCTTCCTCTGGCTCGTCAGCGAGGCTGCTTGGCGCCCCACCCGGGTCCGGATCGGGAGCGCGGCTGTCGAACTAGCCCGCGGTCAGTGCGCCTTTTCAACCCGCTTCATGGCGCAGAAGTGGAAGTGGTCCGAAGCGCGCGTCCGGCGTTACCTTGGTCGATTGAAGAAGTCCGAGATTATCGACGCACATGCCGACGCACATGCGACGCACATAACTATTTGCAAATACGATCGTTTTCAGCGCGTCAGCCTTCCAAGCGACGCAGGTAACGACGCGCGGCCGACGCAGTCGCGACGCACTGACGACGCACCTGCGACGCAGCCGCGACGCAAAGAAGAAGACAGGGAATCCAGGGAAGACAAGGAAGGGGTTTCTTCGAAACTCCGCGCGGAACCGCGAACGGTCCGCAAGCGTCCGGCCCGAACCGGAGTCGACCGGGATTGGCAGATCGGAGCGGATGAGCTTCGGGACGCCGAGAAAGCCGGCCTGGATGCTGGCAAGGCCGCCGCGGAGTGGCCCGGCTTCATCGACCACCACCTCAAGGTCGGTTCGCAGTTCATCGACTGGCCTGCCGCATGGCGCCAGTGGGCCCGCAACGCGGTGAAGTTTGGCCGGGACGCACAGCGCCGCGGCACTCGCCCAACATCCCGCCAGTCTTCCGCCGACCTCTGGGCCGCAGACGCCACCGATGCCAATCAAACCCGCCAGCGAGGCAGCCATGACACGCTCCCTTTCGACCATAGCGCTACCGGAGCGCCGACTTCCGGCCTTTCGGGATGGCATTCCGCCGAGCCCGCAGCGTACGGCCGCGCTGACGGCCTACCTCCACAACAATCTCGAGACGATGCCCGGCAACTTCCGCCGCTACGCCTTGTCGGCCGCCCATGAGCCGAGTGCGGAGCATCGCGCCATGCTGATGGAGCGTCGGGCCGAGATTGACGACGGGCTGGTCGGTGCTGACGACATCACCATTCGGGAGCGCGTCGGCGCCCTTCGTGCCGTGATGGCATCCGCATCGGCCGGCGCTGAGACAGTGGCGATCGCTCGACAGGCTTTCATCGCGGTGCTGCAGCGCTATCCCGCATGGGCCGTCACCGAAGCATGCACGCGCTTCCTCGACGGCCGGTCCGGCAACAAGGTCTACGCGCCGACGCCGGCCGAGATCGCGGAGGTATGCCGGACCCTGGTCGCAGAACCGCTGACCGAGCGTGCGCGCATCAACGCCATCCTCGATGCCGAGGTCTATCAGGCGCCGACAGAGGCCGATCGCGCCGAGGTCGCCCGGCGGCATCAGGCATTCGTCGAAGAGACGGCGCGCGCGGCCGCCATGCGACGCACCCAGGAGGGAGACACGCGGCCGCGTGGAGACGCTGCGGATCGGGAAGCGGCCAAGCGCGATCTCGCTCGGCGCAGGTCCGAAGTTGAGGCGGAAACCGCGGCCGCTGCTGCGGAAGCCAGAGAATCCGTCGCGCCCACGGCTCCATGACCACCGGCGGCGAGGCCAAAGCCTGCAAGCACCAAGCCTCGCCGCCTTCTCCGGACCGTTGGAGCCCCCTCCCGGTCCAGCGACCACCACGAAACTGGAGGGTTTCGAGATGACCGAAGCGACGCATAGCACTGAGGGCGGAATGGGAGCGAGAGGCGGCGTGCCGGCGCTCCTCTATCGAGGGGAGGTCATCCATACCCGCAGCGAGAAGCTGTCGCTTACGGATATGTGGCGGGCGGCCGGTTCGGATCCGGCCCGCCAGCCGGCGGAGTGGCTCCGATCAGCCGATGCCGTCCGCTTTATTGGCTTCCTAGCTGAAGCTCTCAACCTGGGAAATTCCCAGGATGAGCTTGTGCGGTCCGTTCGCGGCGGCCGGGCACCTGGAACGTGGGCGCACTGGCAGATCGGCCTCGCCTACGCAAAGTACCTAAATCCCGAGTTCCACATGTGGTGCAACACAGTGGTTCGCGATCGGATGACTGGCCACATTGAGCCCTCGACCTTCGACATGAAGGCGGTCGGCGGCATGGTGAAGGGCATCCTGGCCAAGCAGCTGGGCGAGCTCCTGCCGATGATGGTGCGAGAGCAGGTAGCGGAGCAGCAGCACTCGGTCGTTCGCGGCGTCAGCGCCGGACAGGTGCTTGCGATGGCCGGCCTCGGCGCACGCAAGGGCACGCGAGGTATGGCGTCATGGGTCTCCCACCGCCTGCGCCGGTTCCATGCGATCCGTGGCGTCGCCGTTCGGATGGGCTCGCTGGGAAGCAGTACCGCCTTCGTCTTCGATCCGCTCGTCGCGCGGGAATGGCTGGAGAGCGGCGGCAAGGCTGAGATCGAGCAGAAGGCATCAGAGCGCCGCGGCCAGGGCGCGCTTCGCCTCGTGCCGAGCCCGCAGTCATGATGGCGGCCTTCGCAGCCTCTAAGCCGCCGCGCATCCATCCCGGCTCGCCTGAGTGGCGGGCCGCGCTGTTCGGTCAGGCCATCGCCTACGCAGCGCATCTGACGGGGCCGATCTGCCCTCATGCGCTAGGCCGGCACCTCTGGGCCTTCGTCGGCCAAGCCGAAGTGGAATGCGGCGGCGAATGTCTGGATGCCGTCCTCATACTGATTCAGACCGGTCTCTTCACCGCCAACACGATGGACGAGGACACCGGGGCCATCACGTTCTGCAGTGAGACGAAGCTCACCGTGGCGCCGATGCTGACGGCTTACGTCTACGGCGGACCGGTCGAGTGCGCGGAGGACGAGGCATGAACTCGGAAATCCACATCACCGACCACGCCCTGCTTATCTGGATGCAGGAGGTTCATGGGATCGACGTCGAGGGATGGCGGGACCTGATGCTGGTAGACCTGCAGGCCGCCTTGGATGTCTTCGACGGCGATCGCACGCCGGGACAGCCCGCCTTCATTGTCTCCCAGACCGGCGAAAGCGTCATCACCTTCGTCGCCGCAGGCCAAGAGCCGAGCCGGGTCCACCGGCGCACGATCGCCATCGCCCGGGCCGTCGCCTGAGCCTCCCCACCATCCTCTCATAGCGTATCGAGGATCGACACCATGACGAACAAGCAGCGCCGCGCTCAGCGCCGCGAAAGAGCTCGCCAGAAGCAGATGAAGGCGGTCAAGCGCTCGACTGCGGTGAACATGCAGACGGTGCGTGCCGGCGAGCACACCAAGGCGCGTGAGGAGATGCCGCGCTTCGAGGTCGACCATGCACGCCGGTGGTACGTCGTGCGGACGCTGCCCCGGTGGGCGACACATGCGGCCGAACAGATCAGAGAGGCCGGCATCCCGGTCTTCGAGGCGCGTGAGGCTGTGCGCCTGGTCTCCGACATCGGCAAGGTGCGGGTCGCCCAGGTGCCCGTCCTGCGGCGCCTCCTGTTCGTAGGCGTGCTCGACTGGCGCGAGCTGAAGCATGTGGAGAGCCACCCCGGTGTGTACGATGATGCGACAGGGTATCGGCATGGCGGGGTCGTGGAGAGGCCCGGCGGTGGTGTCATGGTCATCGCCCCCACAGAGCTGCAGAACTTCGCTGACTGCGTCACGGGCTACGGTGGCGACTTCGATGCAGCGCGCTCCTTCCTCTACGTGGTGGGGCAGGCCGTCCAGGTGGTCGATGGGCCATTCGCGAGCTTCGGCGGTGTTGTGGAGGAGGTCTACCCAGAGCGAGACCGTCTGAAGGTCGAGGTGAACATCTTCGGGCGCGGAACACCTGTGGAGCTAGGGACCAAACAGGTGAAGGTGGCTTGACTTCGCGCGCGCACGCGACATTGTCTCGGGCAGGATATCCCGAGGCGGCGATAGCGCAGTGCGCAGTCTAGCCCCTCTGGCGACCCGGCCCACGTCCATGAGGCGAGGCGTCGGGATTGATGTGCCCCGAGCGAGGGATCGCTGCGGGGCTTTTTCATGCCCGAAAACGAGATAGGACGCCGGCCCTAATACCGGGGGACCCTGGGGCCCTGAAACGTATACGGGTGGTCGGTGCCCCAGTTGTTTCTAGCGCTAGGGCCCTGGAACCCGGTAACGCGGTAACAGGTAACGGCGAGCATGACGGCAGCCAGCGGGTCGAAATTCCTCAGCCAGGCCGACTTCGCGCGCCATCGCGGCGTCTCGCGTAAAGCGGTAACTGGCTGGAAACAGAAAGACTTGCTGGTCTTTTCTGACGCAGGTCTCATCGACGTCGAGGCCTCGGAATGGAACCTCGACCAACGGCCATCGAACTATCGGGGTGGCGTTACCCATCGGCCTGTCCGATCTGCCCCAGGTAACACGGCCACCGCCGAGCCAAAGGCGCCGGCCAAGCCGAAACCGGACACCCTGCAGAAGCTCGGCGCCGCGATGCCGGAGCCCGGCGCGGGGCCCTCCGGAGACCCGGACGAGGATGGGCAGTTCGACCCGAACGGCGTCGACTTGCCAATACCGCTCGCGCTTCGGCGCAAGGAAAACTACCTGGGCCTTCAGCGTAAGCAGGAGGTCGAGAAGAACGACAAGAAGTTGGTCGACCGCGAGGCGGCCGAGAAGCTGTTCTTCGACACCGCCCGCGACTTCCGCGACGCCTGGTCCTCCTGGCCGGCGCGGGTCGCCGTCACGATGGCAGACGAGCTCAAGGTCGACCCCCGCGCGCTGACGACGATCCTGAACGCGTATGTCAAACAGCACCTCTCCGAGCTTGGCGATCCACCGGCCGAGTTCGGCTGACACCGGAAGCCTGTCGGCATCCTGGCGGAAGGGCGTCACGCCGACCCCGAACCTCAACGTGGTGGAGTGGGCTGAGCGCTACCGGCGCCTGAGCAAAGAATCGTCGAACGGCGGGCGCTTCATCGTCTCCCGGGTCGAGGTTGCCCGCGGCCCGATGCTGGCCGCAACGGAGCCAGGGGTCGGCACCATCACGCTGATGGCGTGCACCCAGCTTCTGA